ATAAAAAGGGGGAGTTTCCTCCCCCTAGTGGACTTAGGCAGGTGTTGCGTCGTACTTAACTTCTACCAAACCAGCAACGTCGCGAACAACGGCGCCAGCTTTCAACATACCGTTACACAGATAAGAAGTCTTCTGTGGAACATAGTCGATTGAAGTTTTCATGTCGATGCCAACAGCCAGGCCGATAGCGTCACGGCTAAATGCATAGCCAGATACTACGTCAGAAGCGATGGTCAGACCACCTTCAGCGCGATCTTCAAGAACAATCACGTTGAAACCAGCAAAAGTATTTACTTCACCGTTTACCAGAGCTTTAACATTCTGGTAGTCAGCAGAAGAAATCTTTTCGTCAGCCAGCAGACCAGCAAGACCAGTACCGTTGATAACAGTGAACAACTCACCGTCGCCAACACCGTTCTTAACTAGCTGTACTTTAGCGTCGATCAGATCGTTAGCTACTAGACCAGTAGTGGTAGTACCAACAGCAGTAGGAGAAGCAGTGTCCATAGCAGCGATGATCAGCTGGTCACAACGACGGCCCAAGGCACCAGCAATAGTGTTAGCCAGTTCTTGCTTCTCGTCAAAGTTAACTTCAGCAGCATCAAAGATGTCAGTGTACTCAGGCGCATTCCAGTTAGCCAGAGTAGCTACCTGCAAGCTGTGCGTGATGTCCATTGGATCAACGTCAGCAGAAGTTGCCTTCTGGTTAGCCAAACCTTTGCCCATAGCGCGGAACTTGTAGGTGTCGCCAGTTACGTTATTACGTACGGTAACAGCGTTACGCAGTTTACCCATGCCTTGATAGGCGTGTTTTACCATGCTGTCAAACTCTGTGACAGCTACAGGAGAGAGATTAACACTCATTTGAATATCCTCGAAAAAAAGATTTAATGTATAAAGTTTTTCAAGGTCTTAGCTGAGTACCCAGTAAATTGGTCAGCATTCAACCTAAATTTACCGGGCCTTAGAGAAAGGGTGTCCAGTGTCCGCATTATACACCTTTCACCCATGTAACATCAAGATGTGGTCTAGCCGCCAAATTCCTTCATCATTTTCTGAATCTTGGCTTCATGGTTTCGGTCTGTGCTGCGGAGTAGGTTGCCACGCTCATCCTTCTTAAACATCTCTGTTTCAATGTCTGCCCAGGTCATACCTGTAGGGTGCTCACCACCATCGATAGGTAGCTTAGTAGGGGCTGTAGCTTTTACTAGCATTTCTACCAACTCGACACTCTCAGCAGTAGTCACTAGGTCTTGGACTTTAGTATAGGTCTCTGCATCTAAGTTGTTCTTTAAAAACCCTTCAACATTCTTAATGCGCTGACCAGCATTTTCTCCTAGCTTGGCGATTTCTGCTTCTTGGGTAACTTCAGCAACTGCTTGTTCCTGTGCTGACATTAAATCCCATGCGTCATTCAAAGCATCCTGTGACATATTGGTACGCTCACCAAACGCCACTAGCTCTTTCCATAGTTCATCATCGGACTCTACGCCTTCGACGACAGCATACCCGTCTTTCGGAGCACCCTTAAAACCACCAAACTTCTTATCTAGCTCGTTATAAGCCTTAGCTTGTTCAGCAATAGACTGGTATTTGTCTGCCTTATACCAGTCGGGGGCGTCTCCAGTTCCTTTGATACCTTCGGCAAGGAAATACTCACCTTCAGATAGAGTAGGGGTTGCATCATCTAACAGGGTATCGCTCACTTGTTCTTCTTGTGCGGCCTGATCTTCTAACATAATAACCTCTGATTATTCTGACTTAGCTTGTTGTATTTGATTAATTACGAACTTAACTACACCGGCCTCACCGTTATGGTAAGACGCTTCATAGTTAACATTGGGGGAGTCGAATGGGGTATCGTTACTGTATATGAATCTAGATGTAAGATCAGATAGGACACGTTGACCATCTTCACTAGCAAAGCATCTACTATACGCCCTAGCTAACTCAATGGTCTTTTGTCTAAACTCTGCCTTACGTTTTAACGCGGCCTCCGGTGATCCAGAAGCCTTGTCGATTTGTTCCCAACTCATACTTGAGTCTGTCCTTGCATTGGTTGCTCACCAGAAATACCTTGTTGTGCTGCTTGCGCTCCAGCTTGGATGATCGCTTGTTTCTCCGAATCATTCCTTACCAGTTCAGCGGGCATACCTGACTTCTGTGCTACCCATGTACCGAAGTCCTCTAGCTTAAATCCAATCTTAGCCTGATCTGGGCCAGCGTTCTGTAGTACGAACTGTACCGCTTGCTGCACATTCAAGATGTCTTCACTATCCTGAGATCGTGCTAATGGTGAGGTAAACTTAATATCAATGTCCTGACCATCCAACTGTATAGGCTGTATAAGCCCTCGTCGCGTCAATATAGATGCAACGCGCTTAATGATAGGGACAAGCACCTCAGTTTGCAACCGTCCAAACGCAGAACCGATACGCTTGGCTAGTTCTCTAGACTCAATAGCAACCTCTGTAGCAGACCTAACGGCACCACTAGGGTCTCTCAGATCGTTAAACAGGGCTTTCTTGATGTTCATCTGTAGGTCACTCATAACGAATTGAGTAAGCTGTAGATTCGCGCCAGTGTCTAAACGCCGTATAGACGGGTTAGCATTGTTGTTAGAACCTACTGGAATAACCACGCCTGGGCTTATACTAATATTGTAGGGGTTGGTTACACCGTCATCAGTCGCTGTATACATACCAGCTAGGTCAATAGCGGCTTTCTGTAGCGAGAACTCTTTTACTTTATTTAAGGACTTAACATCAGGCAGGGCTTGTAGCGCAGGGCCACGGCCTCGCACCTCACCAGCAACTTTAGAGTAGCGTCCAGTCACCCACGGGCTAGAAGAACCAAAGTCCTCCATCCAGCTGATGTGATCTTCTTTACCTACCCACAAACACCCGTAGTAAGTCTTGTCTTTAGGCAGATAGACGACACCTTCACTGACATCTACCTCAGACTCTGGGTTGTTTTTAATCTTACTAGCAATAGATTGTGATGGCTTAAATCCTGGCCACTTACGTTCTAGGTCTTTTACCTTAACCTTAAAGCGTCGCCAGTGTGTCTCGATGTTCCCGTGCGGGCCTTCCTCAAACGCAATACCTTTCTGTGGGATAGCATTGAAGATGATAGGCATGTCATCACTGTCGTCCTCGTCAATACGCAGAGTACCTGTACCGATCAATAGATCAAGGGCATGCTCATAGAACTGTGTAGCAAAGTTAGAACGGTTGATGTAATCAAAGATAGTCTCTGCCTGTTCTTCTAGGTTACGTCGTATGTCTTCCTCTGATACGTCGAACTGGCCGGTCTCTAGAAGTTTGAGTACACGGATAGATGGCTCAAATGTAGCCCAGCGTGACCAAATAGGGGCGATGTTCTCTTGTAGCTTACTAGCGCCCTGTTGAATAGCCTCTAAAGCAGTGGAGTCAAAGATGCGCTCCATCTTCTTAGAGCCAACAGTAACAGTCTCAAAGAGGTTGCGGTTAGGAAGGAAATACTCATACGCATCATCTAGCTGGTCATGCCAGTAAGTAGATGTCTTGAATGCTTGAGCTTCCCTACGTTTTAGGTCTTTCAGCGACCCAAGCTCTGCGGGTAGTTTCATTTATTACGGCCCTGATTCATGGTGTATGCTCTGTTACGGCCTCGAGCAGCACTGTTACCTATACCGCCACGGCCTAACATTCGACCCATAGAACCAACAGCCCTACCAGCAGGTTGAGCACCAGGCTTAGTAGGAAGCAGAGATGCAGCACCTATCTTTCCTCTTGCAGCAGCCTTCAGCCTCTTCTCACTTTCCTCGATCTCTTTATCAAGGGATAGCATAGTACGTCGCTCTACCGCCAGCTCTTGGGCAGTAGGTTTAGGCATCTTTGGTCTTTTCATTGCTCTTCCTCAAGTATTTTAATAGTTGATAAGGGGTGAGAATTAACGGGTTGTTAATGCCAAGCACCCTTTTTGTATGTCCAACGCACGTATTCAGCATGAAAAGCGGTTGTTTACACGATTTAGCTTTATAACTGCAAAGAATATAATTATCGTCAATTATACTCTTTTGTTCGGTTGTTGTGAATAAATCAAACCCAGAGGTGTTTTTGCCGTAGACAAGGTGGCCTTCACCGCAGGGCTTAATTAGATAGCAGTGCCTGATGTTCTTTTTAAGAAATGGCGACCACCAGTGTCCGTTATCATCTTCAAAGACGACGTAGTATTTAGAAGACACTAAAATTAACTTTAGCCGTTACAGGTTTATTGAAGTTCCCTGATGCACGTAGTGCCTGTCTACCCTCGCCTTCTCCCTGAAGTGCGTACTCTAAGGCTTCTACGGGGTGGGAGTATTCATTCTTATCGGGTTCATCAGTGTATCTTTCCCCTGATGTCATCACTCGTCTATAGCAGAAGCCCCCTTGCAAGCCCTTACGGATCATTGATGCTTTAGGCAGGACAGTGAATCTAGGCTTTCCGTCCATGCACATCTCTTTCATGGGTACTTCTAGAGCAGCACGGCGCTTCATAGGGTCATTCGTGGCGGTTGGTTGACAAGGAATGCCCGCAGCGCGCATGATCTGGAACGGTGTTTCGGAGTTAGACTGGTTCTTATTGTTGCCGGAGGGGTCTCCCCAGCCCTTAAAGTCGTGATCAGGATAGTGTTCCTCGATGTATCTCTTTAACGTAGGAGCAAAGTCCACAGCACCAGAGTCTGTTAACACCATTTCATCGAAGCATATCCAGCGTCCGATAGCTGTCTTCTGTAGGAACGCACAGGCAGGGGTACGTCCAAAGTCAAAGCCTAAGACGATAGGGAAGTCGATAGAGGGCTTAAACTCTAAGTGCTGGCAGTGTACAGAATCGGTATACATGGGGTGTACAGGCTTACCGTTGGACACAAATCCGTATTCATTGGCTAGGTTAACCTTGATCCAGTCGTTAGTCTTACCGTTCAGACCACGCTTATAGTAGCCTTCGGGCAGGTTAGTCAGGTTTTCAGCGTTATCGTTGATCTTCCATTCTTCCCCATCCTTGAATACACCGCCTGGTTGCCTAAAAAATGACCAATCTTCAGGGCGCTCTATCTCAGCTAGTTTAAAATACCAGTGGTCTTCATCAGGTGCGTTAGAGTCACCTATCATTCCGTGGTGTGTGGGACGACATCCTTCCTTGGGAGAGGGGTATCGACCATGACGCAGGTCAAGCATGTCTAATACGGCCTTAGAATGCTCCTTAGTCTCGTTTAACCACACCCAAGTAGTCTGTATACCACGGGCTTTCTTAACGTGTTCAGGGCGATCAAAGGCGATAAATACAACATCACACTCCACCTTAGTACCATCGTCTAGGTTAAAGCGTAGAAAGTGCGTAGGGGGTTCCTTATTGCCTTGTTTGAAGTCACCTAAGTCCCCATGTATCTCCAGCCAGTCCTTAATCGTGGTAGAGAACAGTTCAGAATAGGTGTTACGGGCTGCGATCACTCTAGATAGTCGGACACCATAGTTCTTGTGTTCAGGGTCAGACACGGGTTCCTGTTCACACATCAGGTCAAACAGTTTAAGGATACATTGTACTGTCTTGCCAGAGCCTAGTGGCCCCATGATGAAGGAGTTCCTAGCTCTACAGTCTGCAAAGTCCTGGAGAACCTGCCCTTGTGGACAGAGGTTGTATTCAATCTCACTCATTTCTTAGACCAGTCGATAGCGTCGTAGTTACTCTTGTACGTCTTCCTGCTGTCCTTTGTACTCTTCCTAGGTTTACTACCCTTACCACCATTAGACTCAGGGAAGTGCCTATCCCTTGTCGCTTTGTCTAACTTGTGAACATGGCTCATCTACCAACTCCCGCATATACATTCTTCTTCCAAACATACACACTCTCCAGACATCCTCTCGTGAACAATATCAAGAACCTCTCGCATAGCGTATGAATCCTTGTCAATTAAAGCATCAGTAAAAGCTGCAATCAACTCATAATCAGCATCCGATACCATCTCATCTGTATCCACTTTAATCATGTCCATCTCCTAGCCAATCTCTTAATATAATGTGTTTGCAAAGGTCAATATAGAATACGCCATTTTCGTCTTTTAGAGAGCTTTTATAGGTAACCTCTTCATCTACTATCTCTATAAGGATAAAGTCTCCCTTAGGGCTTTCTGGTGGCTCTAATGTGATGTCAGGACGAATCTTGGTTACTTTCATATAGCCTCAATTTTTTTTTGCGGGGGGCATATATATACAATACGACGCCGCCTTCGGGAGGGGGGGGCCTGTTTGCAACCATCAATCGGCATTGTCTGTGCCATTAGATGAACCATCAAACCGCTTGCGCTGAACCGATACAGTAAGACCGCCATCAGTAGTGAGTTCAGTTGCCTTCAGTGTGGGCTGGATGTACTTACTTACTCGGTCGAATGATTCAACAGCGCTTTTATAGTCTGCCAGCTCCCCGGTAGTCTCCGCTATTTGCTTGATCTTAATGCTACCCTCAATCATCTCAATGACAGGATCAAAATCTGGATACTTCTCTGAAAGTCTCTCTGCTAACAGTCTTTTAAGTGGTTTATTACCTGAACCTTTAGGTCTTCCTACTTTTGCCATTGTTTAAATCTCCCAATGCGTTGATATTCCTACTGATTAAATTTTGACCAATTTGATCAAATAATGACCAGATTATAGCATTAATTGAATATAAACCCCTATGCATAGAATCAACCAATATAAAAAAAGGAGTATTCATTGTTTACACTTGTTAACATATATGGATAATAGACCCCACACAAACGAGAGGAATCACCATGTATAACGACATAGCAGAAAGAAACGCACGCGCCACAAAATACATCGCGGAAAAAGAATTTAAGCGACAGCAAGTAGCAGATGCGCGCTTTGAGTTTTTAATGTTTTCCATATTATTGACCGGATTGACTTGCCTAGTGTTAGCCGGCAAACAAATATTGGAGATGATCTAATGCGTAAATTATCAGCAAAAAAGGCAACCATTAAGGCGCCCAAACAAAAAGGGTTTGTCTTATATGATGGCCCTAGTGTATTAGATGGCCAACCAATAGTAGTCATTGCCACAATGGAAACAAGTAACCGCAAAACAGGGAACATGGTTCAGACCTGGATTATACGGTCTGACATATCACCAACAGAAGCCGCCAAGATTGGCCTGGATTCTAGCGTTTGTGGTAACTGTCCCCAGAGATGGTTCAACGGTGGTGCTTGTTACGTCAATTTGGGCCATGCTCCCCTGGCTATATACAAAGGATACAAGCGCGGGATATATGCCAAATTTGACCCGGTTTTACACTCTGACTATATAACGGGCCGCAAAATAAGACTCGGAGCGTATGGTGATCCCGCCGCAGTCCCTTTTGAAGTTATGGAATCAATAGCCAAGATGGGCATTAGCTGGACTGGCTACACTCACCAGATCGCGCATAAACAATTCGACAAGCGTTTTATTGATCTATGCCAGGTATCCGCAGATAGTCCCAAACAAGCCATAAAATACCAATCAATGGGCGCGCGCACATTTAGGGTAGCAATGCCTGGTGATGCACTAGCAGATAATGAAATAGAATGCCTGGCCGATTCTAAGGGTATGCAATGCATAGATTGTATGTTATGCGACGGTAACAAGAAAAACATCGCGCTTACCGTGCATGGTGCGCGCAAATCCAAGTTTAAAACCAATCTAATACAGACAGTAGAGGTAGCATAAAATGGACGCAATAGCAGTTTTTAAAATAGATAGACTGGCTCCCGTTTCTTATATGGCAAATATTAAGGGCCGCGGCATAAAACACATCCAAACTTTGGCCTATAGATTCGCTGACGATAACGGCCTAGGCTATAGCCATATTGTTTACAACAAAACCCGCGACGATATGCCAACAATTAAGGCCAGGCATTCGCGCCCCTTTTACCAGGAACAAGATTAACCCCCCCCGTGCAATCCTTTAGCCCCTTTTTAGGGGCTTTTTTAGGCCCTTTAATTGTACCCTGTAGGTTGGCATAGGGTAGCGCCTTAAAACGCCTTAGAATGGCTTACAGGGCGTTTTTTTCGGTACTTATGAGCCTAGATAGATACCATTGGGCCTTTTGGAGTGATTCAACACCACCTTTTTGCTGGTATCGCCATAAATACTTGATTACGCATGCTTTACAATGACCGGCAAATGCTTCCTTCGACATACTCGCTTCGATCGCATCGATGCACTCAATGTCACCCTGATAGTGGGCGGGGTGGTTAACCATGTCCTCATTCCCTGCCAAGGCGCTTTTTTCCATGGTAGAAACTGGTCTTGGTTCTATGGCGGGGTGGTTTTTCTGTAATTCCTGCCAAGCCGTCATTTTTCGCCCCCATATTTCTTGCGTAAGTAATTAAGACTGACTGGCAACTCGTCGCATCCACCGTCTGCCACCTCGTGCAACATCCAGATTCCCCGCCATGACAAATTAGTTTGCGGGGTTAAGTAATCCTCATGGCCCTGATAGAAGATGCCAGCAAACAACCCCATAATGTTGGTGCCATCTGCCCTCCTGCCATAGGCAATATCCCTATCCTGGACGTGCCCCATGACGCAGGTCTGCATCTTTTTAGTCATCATGCTGCGGGCACTGGCTACTGGCCTGCCCATAATCCCTGATGTGAAGTAATGCGAGTAGCAAATGCCATCAATGACTGCCACCTCTAGGAAATCGTAGACCTCCCAGCCCATCTCCTCTAACTTCAGATCGTGGTAGCCTATCAATCCTTCTAACTTCTCATCGCCCTCAATGGCCCGTTGTATCCTTTGCTCGTGGTTCCCGAGGGTAAACACCATGCGAGGGTTCCAGCGTTTATGTTTGTTGCTTATCAGGCGCTGCTGCTCAATGCGTATAGGCTCTAGGAATGCTTCCATTGCTGCAATCCCTGCCTCTACATCATCGGTGTATCTCCTGCCAGCAAAGGACTTCTTACCAACATCCCATGACGACAGCGAGGGCATATCAAAGTGGTCGCCAATGTGGATAATTACATCTGGCTTTTTATCCACCGCGTACTGCCCTGCCCAGCGTAGGTGATCAATGGGGTGGCCTGGTTTAACTTGTGTATCAGGGATAATGAGATGCTTCATGCTTTTCTCCATAAAAAAAGCGCCACTAAGGGCGCTCTATGTCTTGCTTTGCTACTGCACATAGCCCTAAGACTACGAATACTATCATATAAATTAACACTTTAACCACCACCCATATCCAATGAGCCGCTATTATAGAGACTCTACGGATGGCCGCAAATGCAGTGTTTTTATACATTATATACCAATAAGTAATGGTTCGTTGCGGTCTCTGGTGAACCACGCCAGTACACGGGCCGGAGGCAGCCTGACCTAGAATGCTAATGCTAACAAGTAAACTATCACAGCCATAATAAGCTGGCCATTACTAATCTCTAGTGCCTTTCTTTTTAACCAAGGGATAGAGGTCTCCATAGCTTTATCTGCAAAGTCGTGCGCTTCTTTTATGGCTTTATCTAAATCCTTCATACACCCTCCTAAAATGGAATGTCTTCAGTTATAGGCGCAGCAGCAGGGGCAGCAGATCCGCCCTCAGTGTAAATCACTTTGCAGTTGCCCAGAATAGGCGGACGCTCTTCGCCAGCTTCTCGCTCTTCTTTAGTCTGAGATTGTGCGATGAAACCATGGTTGCCATACTGGTCTTCATTAGCAGGATCGATAAAGGTAGTCAGGTTCATATAGGTTCCTTTCTCTCCCTTATAAAGCCGCGCTTTGTCGATCTTGGTTACGTCTATGCTGATTGTGATTCCTATCTTGCTCATTTTAAATTCTCCACTTCGGAAATTATTTCATCTACAGCAGCCTGGACTTGCACTGCCAACTGGGTAATGAACTCTTCATCACGCTCTACACGAACTACGAAGGGTTTCATATCGGGATGGTAAGACATAAAATCCCACCACTTGCGATCTGTTATCCACATACACCCCTGAACCTGAGCGTAGTGTTTACTTGGGCATACTTTCTTTCTGGCCCATTCTATATGGTTATGCGCTGCTGGGCACTTAATCTCTAACCCGCCATCACCAACCAATCCATCAGGGCTACAGCCAAACTCACCAGAGTCATCCAGGATAAACCCTACCTCCTCGACCTGTACATTATACATAAACTCGTAGGTCTCTCTGGCTTCTGGCTCTAAATCAGTGCCACGCTGCATGGCATCAGTGACAAATAGAGGCTCAGAGTACCCCATCAACCTCTCGGCTATAAGGGTGTTGATGTATTTATCAGCGGATGTGCTAGGCTTGCCCTTGGTGGTAACTAGCTTATGAAACTGACTGGCGCTAGGTCTACCCAGTCTAGCCGCCAGCCATTCCTGTGTGCCCTGCTCGGCTTCAAGAATTTTCACTTTGTGCCTTCTTGTTTAGCATAGCTAGGGCGCGTTCAAACTGTACAGCAGGCATATCATCTACCGATGTACACTTAAACACCTGGCAGAACTTCTGCACATCAGACTCAGTGACTTCCAGCAGGGCCTTGAGTTGCGCCGCCTGATTACCAGTAACAGGTGCATCTTTGACTGCGCTAGGCAGGTCTTCACCAGCGTACAGGTATATGCCTAATCCAAACATAGCGATACACTTCACTAGGCAGCGCATACGGGCATCCGATATGTCTCTGGACGTAGGGCCAACAATAGATTTGTTTCTATTATCCATTACTGGCAGCCACATAGTGTGGGTTATACCCTCGACAGTGACAGCCACAGAGACTTCTACTGTCTCTCCGCACAAAGTCATTGGATCACTATACTCATAGGTGGCATCAGGGTAATGCTCCATCAAGGTCTGCCACGCCCAAGCCCATGATAGGTAGGATAAGTTGCCCTTCTTTTCTACATGCTTGCTACAGTCTATTGCTGATAGCGTTTTCCATACATTACTCATTGCTCTGTCCTCGCTGTTTGTGCTTGTTCAATTGCATACTGCTTACGATAGCCTTCATAGTAAGACTCTGACTGCCTTTCAAGGGCATCATAACCGTACAGGCAATCAAGCTCTCCACGGTCAAAGTCATTAAGATCATTAACGTCCATCATTGCCCCCTCGCATAGCCAGCAAACTCTTCTTCTGGAACACTGTAATACTCACCGTACACGCCATCTATAATATCTCTAAGCGTACTCTCTAGGCTCATAT